CCGCCACTCTCCGGCCTGGGTCATGATGATGAGGTCTTGAAGCGGCACCAGGTGGACGATCTGGTTATACTGGCGGCCCGCGATGGCCAGCTGGATGCTATCGTCATCGCGCGGCGGCACCGAGTAGTTGAAGTTCACCTCCGATCCGGTGCGGGTCGTCCAGATGTTCTGCGGCAGAGTGTCGGTGCCCCCGAACACCTTGCGCTGCTCGAAGTAGGTCACCGCGCCCGGGTTGTTCGATCCGGCGAAGGGGTCCGACACCAGCGGCGGGGTCTGGCCGCCGTTGTAGGGCAGGTTGTCGTCGCGCAGGGTCACCGTGCCGTTGCCGGTGGTGATACCAATCAGGTAGTAGAGGCCGCCCTCCAGCCGGTACACGCAGTAGCCTGTCGCGCCGGTCACCGCGGACCAAGATATATCGTTGTATGTGTCGGCGGCGTTCAGGTTGTTGGTGGCCGCCGCCGGGGCCGAGGCGACGCTTTCCGCGGTGTCCTTCAAAGCCGTCACGACGTATTCGTAGGTCCGCAAAAAGCTCGCGCCCGCGGTGGTCGGCGTCACGCTCAACCCTGCCGGGGCGGCGACGCCCGCTCCGTAGGTGGGCGACACCACGGTCCAGTTGGTGGCCCCGAGGCGGCGCAGCTCCTGCACCGGATAGCTGGGGTGGACGAGCGTGACCACGTCGGCCGACTGCACGAACTTGACCTTGAACAGGTCGGCCTCGTCGAACGGGTGTGCGATCTCGTAGGGGTCGGAGCCGTCCATGACGGTGCCGCCCTCGCTGTGGAAGCGGAAATACTCGTGCCCGAACTCAAGGATCACGGTCTGGGTCGAGCTGAAGGTGAACGGCAGGAGCCGGGTCGCGCGGGTGCTGTCCTTGACCTCGCGCACGAACTCGAAGCCTGGGCGGTTGGTCGCGGGCCCGTGGGGCAGGGTGATGAAGTTCAGGCAGGTCGCCAGCCCGGTCTGGTAGCGAACGTCGTCGATCCGCCCGAACATCTCGGGCGTGATCTCGCCGCCGGCGAACGAGCGGTTGAAAGTGCGCAGGGTCGGCATCAGCGGTTCATCATCCAAGGCGCGGTGTGCTGCTCGCGGAAGCGATTGGCGCGGCGCTGCTTGGCGTCCGACTTGGTGGCCTCGGCGATGAAGGTCCGCATCAGGACCAGCATCTCGCGAGCAACCGTGCGGCCGGTCTCGCCCTTGAGCACCGGGCCCGCCAGCCAGCTGGCCAGGAAGTAGGACAGGGTGGTCGTGAACAGCGGCGGGAAGCGCGTGGTGTCGGACACCGACACGGTGTAGCGGATGCGGGCGTCGGTGGTGTTGGTGTAGAGCACCCGGGTGCCGTCGACGTCGGTCTCGATCTCGAAATCGCTGCTACCGTTGATGACGGCGAAGGGCCCGTAGTTGCCCGCGACGATGTCGTCGGTATCGTCCGGCCCCTGGACCTCGAACACCTGCAGGGCGTTCGACGGCAGGGCGTAGGCGTAGCGCCATTGCGAGACCGGCTGCTCTTCGAGCACGGCCGGCGAGCAGCGCCGCAACGCGAAGTTCCACGGGAACATCTCGATCAGCGCGTCCCGGGCGACGGGGTAGAACTGTGCCGCCTGTTCGGCTTGGGCGCTGCCTTCCGGCGGGTCGATGGACGACACCGTCGCGTCATCGCCAAGGTGCGAGAGCGCAAGGTTCGCGATGACTACAGGATTGCTCACGGTTTCGCCTCAAAGAAAAAGCCGGGGGCTGGTGGGCCCCCGGCTGGTAGCCCCTTCGGGGAGGGGTTGGAACTGATCGCCTACGCCAGGTCGGCGGCGGTAATCATGTGGTCGTCCTTGGAGTTATCCAGGGTCGCCGGGTCCGAGGGGTCGCCGTCCGGCTTCTCGGTGCCGTTCGGGTGCTGGCGGTCGGGCTGGTTGCGCGGCTTGTTCTCGCGGGGCTTCTGCCCCATCCGCTGGTCCTTGGCCAGGCCGGTCTGACCGGCTTCGACTTCCCGCATCCAGTCAACGATGGCGTCGCCTTCTTTCAGCTGGAAGGGCGGTGAACCCGGCTCGCGAAGGTGGTTCGCCGGATAGGTGCCCGCGTGGACGGCTTCGACCCAGGTATTCTTCCCGGCCGTGTCGTACACCCGCTTGCCGTTCTCATCGACCTTGCGGCCGAAGTCGTCGGTTTTGGTCTTCATATTCCCTGCTCCTTAGTTCGGGACGTTGTCGGTGTACGAGCGGTACACCGAAACATCCCTGGTGAGGAAGGCGTTGATCTTGCCCGCGGTCACCGTGGTGGTGGCGATAACGGCCAGGATGCCCAGGTAGCGTTCGTAGATCGCGCCCTGCGGCAGGGATACAACGGCGATGAGGCCGCCCGCGTTCAACCGCGGACTGTTGGCTTCGGCGTCGTCCGTCACCAGCGTGCCGGTGTCGTAGTGGATGGTGGCCGAACCGTCCGTGGCGATGGCCGCTTGCGCGTCCGAGGCCAGCTGGAACTTGATGGTGCCAGCCACGCCACCCGTGATGATCTCGGTGTCCGTCTGGATGACCAGATAGAGGGGCTCGCCGTTCCCGATGTCGCGGGGGCCCGTGCCGAGGTCGATGACATCGCCGATGAGGGCGGTGCCCGCCGCAGCCGCCACCGAAGTGGCGTCCGCGAACTCGTTGCGTTCGTCGAGGATCATGGTCCTGTTCCTTTCCCGGCCCCGCTTACGCGGCGACCTTGCTTTCGGTGTGCAGAAGGGCGTCGACCCGGCGAACCGGGAAGCCGTCGAAGGTCATGACCTTGCGGCCAGCGACGTCTTCCATCGTCAGCGTCGAGCCGACCACCTTGTTGGTGATCTGACGGCGCAGGAACGAGTGGACCCGACGGGAGGCGTACCAGACGCCGCGGATGCTGGAGAGCGACGGGATGTAGGACGTGGCGTCCGTCATCAGGTCGATCAGGTCAGCGCCGGCCGAGGCGTTCTTGGTCAGCGCGGCGAAGTCCACCTGGATGCGGAACACGTAGCGCCAGTCCTTGAGGACCAGGCCAGCGTCCTGCCGGTAGTGGGTGCGGTAGGCTTCCATCCGGCCGCCGGCACCGTCGATGCTCTCGATGGTGACCTGGCCCTTGTCGTCGACCTTGATGCCGCCCTGCGAGCCCTTGGGGTAGGTCATGAAGACCGAGTGCGGTCCCCAGCCCACGAACCAGATCGAGGTGTTGGTGGCGTTCGAGGCGTGCGCGGCCGAGGCGTTGATGTTCGAGCCGTTCTCGGCCGAGAGGGACGAGAAGCGCGGGGCCAGGCCCGTGAACTTCTCGGGGGTGATGCTCTCGTCAGCGTAGAAGATCGAGGAGGCCAGGTCTTGCGACATGCCCTCGATGTGGGCGCTGTCTTCCGAGGCGCGGAAGGCGGCGGTGTTCCCGTTCAGGTCGGCCAGTGCCTTGTCGATCTCGGCGTAGGCTTCCATCATGCCGGTCGTGTCGGTCACCTGGGCGGTGCGCGACTTGGTCGGCTGGACGCCGCCGTACAGCTTGCGCCAGGTCGGCTGGGGCAGGCCGGTGCGGATCGTCGAGCGGTGACCCGTCGGCAGGTTGCCTTCGAGGAACACGGCGTCGTCGAGCACTTCGTTAAACTGGTGCAGCATCTCGACGATGATGTCGATCTTGCCGCCGGGATCGAGACGCTTGGAAACGTCCAGAAGGGTCGGGTGAGTATCCGCGAGGACGGACATGGGGTCAGTCTCCTAGTTCATATCGGGGAAGAGGGTTTTGGCACGGTCCCTCGGCGGGGTGGCGGTGCCCCCTCCGACGAAGGTATCTTCGCTGATGGCCTTGCCCACACGGACCATGAACCGGATGACTTCCGGGTGATCGCCCATGCGGTATTCGTCCAGCATCGAACGAAGCTCCGGCGTCCCGAACTTGTCGAGAGCCTGCTTCGCAACCGCCAGGTTGGCCGGCAGCGTGTCGCCGCCGATCTCCTTGTCGGTTTCGGTCGCGGTTTTCCACTCGGCGAGGATCGCCTCTGTGGTTTCGGTCTGTTGCGCGGCCCATTTCTGGGCCAGCTCCACACCGAGTTCCGTGACCTTTTGCGCGGCCTCCTGCGGGAGGTTCAAATCCTTGGCGACGTCCTTGAACTTCGCGGTGACTTCGGGGTCGAGTTCGACACCCTCAGGCACGGTGAAATCCTCGTAGGCTTCCGGTGCGCCCTTCGGCGCGTCATCGGCCTTGTCGTCTTCGGCTTCGCCTTCCTTCGCCGGTTCGCCTTCGACCTTGTCGGTCTCGGCGTCGGGCGCGGTGAGGGCCGTGTGCTGTGCTTCCTCGGTCTTCGCTGCCGGGGCAGCGGTTTCCTCGGTCGCGGTCTGCGATGCGGCTTCGTCGGTGGTCGTGTCGGCCGCCATCAGCGTCGTGTCAGTCATGTCCGAAATGCTCCTGCATCATCTGCTGGAAGTCCTGCGGCGCGGCCTTGGCGACCTTGCCTTGGAAGTCCAGCCCGACGGCGCGTTTGCCTTCCCTGAAGAAAGTCTCGCTGTTGCCAGTGAAACTCGTAACGAAGAGACCCGTCGCCGTGAGCAACCGCCACGCGATGCGGCGGCCTCTGGGCGACGACATGAGCCACTTCAGATCGTCGTCTTCGGTGTTCCGTTGGTTGCGGGCGTCGGTGGCTTTCGCCTCCCTCGCCGCTTCCTGGGCCACCAAATCGGTCGGGTCTTCTTGGCTCATCCCGCGAAGCTACGGCCAGCGCGCAAGATTAAGCACACCTAGGTCGTCTCATCGGTGGCCCGGCCGGTGTCGACCAGGCTCGCGATGATGCAGGTAAGCACGGCCTTAGCCGCCTCGCACGTCACCTCGGACAGCGGGCCGGTGATCGCGAAAGGCTCGGGAGGCTGCAGCGGTTCGAGGATCGGCGGCAGCTCGGCTTGTTCCACCTGTTCGCCGCGGCGCTTGTCGTGCACCTGGCCGCGCATCAGTAGCTGTACGGGGCCGGCGAGCCGTAGCCGGTCAGCTGGTTCATGATGTCGGTCGCCGCGTTCTTGCCGCTCGTGTCGACGGTCCCCAGCTTCTGGGCGGTGTCCGCGGCTTGCGCGGCCTGCTGCATCTGCTGCTGTTGGGCCTGCTGTTCGGCTCGCGCTTGCCGGATCAGAGCGACCTGCTCAGAGCCGACGATAAGTTCCGGGTCGACGCCCAGCTGGTCGGAGTACATGTCGGCCCACTTGTCGGCATCGAACTTGTCGAGCACCTCGGGCTTGATCTGCGCGACCGCCCCCAAGTTGCCGATGAAGCGGTCGGTCGAGTTCGCGCCGATGGCGCGCTGGGCCTGGGCCAGGATCGAGACGAACTCGACATCCAGCGCCACGCCGTTCAGCTCATCGGGCGGCAGGGGCAGCTCGCCCGCCTTGAGCAGCCGCTCGAAGGTGATCTCGATCAGCGGGTCGAGCAGCTCGTTGTGCAGGCGCTCCAGCACCGGGCCGAGCATGAGCAGCTTCTCCTCGTGGCGTTCGGCCACTTCGGTCGCGGTCATGTTGGTCGAGGTGGCCTGCGAGATCATCAGGAACAGGTCCGAGTACATCCCCTCGCGGATGCGCTGACGGACGTCCTGAATATCGGCGAGCAGGTAGGACAGGTCGATGCCGGCCTCGAACAGCGGACGCACGCCGCCCGACGGGCCGTTGGTGTCGGTGGTCGTGTAGCCGCCGGGCAGGATGTCGACCTCTTCGCCCTTGAGGCTCGACGGGCCCTGCAGCGGCGGGCGGGTCTGGTAGTCGATGCCCTGCGACTTGCGCAGCTGCTCGTGCTGCAGCTGCTTGATGTCCCCGAGCACCTCCATGCCGGGCGACTGGCCGTAGACGTCTTCGGACGAGGTGTACCAGCGCGGAGCCAGCACGCGGAACCGCTCGAAGCCACCCTCGCGCAGCATCCGGTCACTGTCGCCGCCGGCCTCGAAGTAGCAGGACGAGAACGGCATATTCCGGCTGTCGCGCAGCCGGGCGTCACGGTCGTTGCGCGGCTCGATGGCGTGGATGATCGTGACCCAGCTGTCGCCGTTGCCGTTGTCGACCATGTTCTGGACGGCGCGCGAGACGTTGTCCTTGCCGAACTCCTGCACCAGCTGGCGGGCGGTCTTCTGGAACTCGCGATAGCTGGTGTCGACCACGCCTTTGTAGTCGGTCGCCAACGCGTAACGGCCGATGGTGTTGGGGTAGAGGTGGATGCCCTTCTCGAAGTCGTCGAGGATCATCGAGTTCGCGGTGCCGAAGGCTCCCAACTCCTCGTACATCTGGTGCAGCGCCCGATAGGTGTTCGACTTGGCGAACACGCCCTGCATCTTGCGGGTCACCTCGGACAGCCAGATTTTGACGGGCTGGTAGTCGTTCAGGTCATCGTCTTCGATGCGCAGGCGGAACCACGGGCGAGCCGGACTGGTGACGCCGGACATCATGCCCGCAGCCAGGATGCGCAGCGCGCCCGTGCCGGTGCGGTCGTAGATGTTGTTGTGGCGCTTCTTGCCATCGTTCCGGTCGGTCACGGTGAAGCGGCCGGCGCGAGGAAACAGCGTGGTACTTAACTCGACCCAATGCGAGTTCCAGCTCGACCGCTCCGTCTCCAACTGCTTCCACCGCTTGAGCTTCGACTGGCGGGTTGTTTCGCGGATCACCTAGAGCATACCCATGTTGGCGCGGATCGCGCGCAGGCAGGCGGCGAAAAGCTGGTCGTCGTCCATCTGCAGGCGACGGATGCCGAGGGCCTCGGCGAGCTGGTCGATCTGGGAGGTCGTCATCCGCCGAGCACCGAGTTCTTGCCGAGCAGCCCCTGAAGAGCAGCGCCCTTCTGGCCGGTCAGCAGGGTGGCGGCGGCCGAGCCCGCCTTGTTGCCCGCCATCAGCGCGGCCAGGTTCGGGGCCGAGCGGCTCGCCTTGGCCTCGGCCTGCTGCGCGTCGCGCTGCGTCTTGGCGGCGAGGGCGGCGGCCTCCTGTTGCGCAGCGTTCTGCGCGCGGAGGGCCTTCTTCTGGTCGCTGCCCGCGCCGAAAATGGCCGCTACCGGCGACAGGAGACGGAGCGGGTTACCGCACATGGGGGTGGTCCTCGGTGGCTATCAGGCCAGCGGATCGTAGTCGCGAGCCTTCCGGCTATGCACACCAACGAGCGAGCTGCGCTTGGGCGTGTCGATCAGCGCGAGCGCAATCGCGGACAGGTGGTCGGGGCTGCGCTTGATCCTGGCGACGATGTCCTCGCGGCTCTCGACGTAAATCTTCCCGTTCCGCAACGTCCACTTCGGCGCGCATATGTCGGCGAGCAGCATCTTGTTCGGCGGCAGGGCGATGCCGTTGTTGGCCTCGGGATCGAGGGCCTCGCGCAACTTCCAGATTTGCTCGGAGCGCAGGTTGAAGAAGCCCAGCCGCCCCGACTTGTCGCGCGCTCCGCTCGGCTCGGCGACGTTCACGCCGTAGACCTGCTGGCGGGCTTCGTTGAGGAAGTCGTACGGGCTCGACCCGACGCCGATGACGTCGATGTGGATCGGCGCGTGCTGGCGGTTGGCCGCGATCACCAGGCCCGCGACCATCGGGCCGTTGGGCGTCTCGGTGCCGGGGTACACCAAGGGCTCGTCGAACCACATCCCGGCGTGCCGGCGGTAGATTACCGTCTTGTCCTTGCCGCCTCGCGCCACGTCCACGCCCAGCGACAGCATCTCGGGCTTGGGGCTCAAGTCCTGCCAGCGGTCCTGAGCGATCTCCACCCAGCGGGTCGGGATGACCTGCCAGATGTCGTCCTCCATGCCGGCAGCGAAGTCGCCGTTCAGCATTTGCGAGCGGAGCGGTTCGGGGAGGGCCTGCAGCGTGTTCATGTAGCCGGTCCCTGTCAGGAATGGGTTGTCGCTGATGCGCGACGGGATGAAGGTCCGCGACATCGGCCGGATGACCTTGTCGGGCTGGTCCAGGTAGTCGTCCTCGTCGAAGTCGTACTCGGGCTGGCCGTCCACGATCACGAACGGCTGGTCGTCGACAACTTCCAGGTCTTCGCCCGCCACGGTGGCGAACCAGCGCAGCTCGCCGGGCTTGGCGGGGGTGGGG